CCCATTTAATTTCTAATGTAGGTGGGTATATAGTATGAGTATCAACAGAAAAATATTTTAGTAATGTTAAATCTTCACCTGTTTCTGTTGCTTCATCTAATTTTAATATAAATCCTTCATTTGAAATAGTACCACTATTCCACATTAAAACATGAGGTTTAACATCTAAGTTTACATCTTTGTTAGTAGTGTAAGTAAAATTTTGTGATGAAGTTGGTGTTAATTCTGTTCCTCCATAATACCAAGTACCACCACCTGCTATACTTGATGAAAATGATGCTGTAACAAAAGGAGCATATCCTGAAGTTTTCCAAGGCATAGAACCTGATCTTTGGGTGAATCTCCAGGAACAACCATTTGTTGTTTTTGGTTCATCATGACTTCTACCTCTACCCATATTCCAACTTTGAGATACTGCGGCACAAAATATATTATAATCTAAAGGTATACCTTCAGCTTCTGCTAAATATAATCTTAATGAAGCAGAAAAATCATTATTTCCTACTCTACTTAATGAAGAACTAATTTCAGTTGAATTAAATTGTATTAAAGATCTTTTATATGCAGGTAACTCCCCTTGAGCTGAGTTAGCAAAACTTGAAGTACCATTATAGGTACCTATTTCTAATATTTCATCCCTTCCTGTATTTTGATCAGGGAAATTAGAAACTAAAGTTGCATCTTTATCGGGAAATAATTTATATATTGCCATTTTTTAATATTATAATGATACTATCCTACCTTGTAGATCAATATCTGGGTATTTAATTTCAAAAATACTAGGATCTAAAGATGGATATAAAATTTGTTTTATTGTTGCTCCTGCTATGTCATAGGCATATTCAGAATATCCTTCACCTACTTTATTAATAATTTCAACATCTTCTACTGTTTGTACTCCTTCTACTTTATCTAAAAGAGTATAAATATCTCTTATAAGAATAGGTTGATTAATTTGCCATTTACTAGTAACAAAATATTCTTTAAGTTGTTGTAAACATCTGTTTATAACAGAAGTAGTACTAAAATTAGGTCTTGGGATAATTTCAAAATTTACTCCCAAATTAATTATAAAAGCATCCTTTATATTAACAGCATCCGTTAACATTCTATATTCAGAAAGGAATGTTTCTAGATTTTGTTTAAGTGCTTGATTAGCTGTAGTTAAGGTACCAGTAGTATTTTCAGATAAGATATACAAAGACATATTACTAATGTTATTACTGTACATATTATCATTACTAAAATTAGTTTTAATAGTATCTTCAGGTACTATATATGCTTTTGAAATTATACCATATCTAGAAGGTAAAGAATAACATCTAATTATATAATCTTCTCTTGTTACTGTTCTTAACTGTGTTGGATAAGATGATAAAGCATTTTGTCTAATTTGTTCATTAGTATCTCCAGCACCACCACCCGAAGCAGGTCCAGGGTTATTAAATGCTAATGATTCTAACACTGTTGTTGATAAATTACCATTAAGATTATTACCATATAAACTTATAGATCCTGTATGTAATGTAGTTAAAGTATTTGCAGATACATTTGAAGCAGCACCTCCCCCAATAACATACTCTACATTTAAAGTTGTATTAGCAGGTGCTAAACCATAAGTTTGAGTATATAAAAAGTTAGAAGGGTCCCAAGCTGTGGTTAGTTTATCTTGTCCATAAGGTAATCCTAATCCTACTTCGTCAGGGTTAGGTATAATTACTTCATCTGGGTTATCTGATACCCCAGGACCAAATTGTAATTGTAAGGTATTATCTGATTTAAATCTTGATACAAATCTTTGAGGTACCTTTTTTATCTTTAGTAAGTAAGGTACAGTATTATTATATTGAGATAAATTAGGATCATTTGTAGCTACATTTTCTACTTCTTCAAAAATAGTTTCTTGTGCTAGATAAGGTACTTCATACCATCTAGTATTTTCACTATCCGTTACTTTTATAATTCTAATTATATTAGTATCATCTATTTCTACAGTAGCAAATCTTTCAGCAATACCAAAATCAAATGTTTTATTTATAACTTTACCTGCTGAAGCTTTTGCACTTTTTTTCAATAAATAAAAAGCAGGTAAATTATCATCATCTACAGAGTAAACAGAAATATCTGTTGGATTAGAAGATCCTGAAATTGTGAAATCTACATCTTTATTTAAGTAAAAGAAGATGTCTGTATTACTTGTATCTCTAATTTGAGCTCCATCTTCAATTTGTAAAGCATAATTAAAATTAGGTTCTACATATCCTTTTTCATCTGTTGAAGGAACAACTTGGTATATATCTAAATCAACAGTTGCTGCTCTAGTTACTTTAGGTTTATAACCATAGTTGTATGCTAAAGTAAGTAGGTTGTTTCTTTGTTTAGCATATTGTAAAAAGTTTTCTTGAATTTGATTTTCAGTATAAAAATTTAAAACGTCACCAACATATGATGCCATTTCAATTAACATCAAACCTGGTGATGCTTCATTAAAATCTGTATAAGTATCAGGGTAATAAGTTTCTGCAAACTCAATTAACCTTTGTTTAAGAGCATCAAAATCCTTATTTAGATATTGTATTTTTTTAGATTGTTGTGACATTTGTAAACGTTATTGTTAATTCATCTGTTATGTTTGTATTTCTTAAAGAATACTTAAAATTTATAAGAGCTTGATTATCATCTTCTCTAAACCCTACTGTTATATCTTCAATTTTAACTTGAGGAAAATAAGTTTCAACTCCTTCCTCTATAAAAGATCTAATACTAGCTCTATTATTATCTGTTAAAGGTTCAAATAGTAAATTTCTTAACCCAGATCCAAAACTAGGATTAAATACTCTTTCTCTTCTTGCTGTTAAGAAAAAATTTAATAAATTAGCTCTAACAGCATCCTTAGTTAAATAAGTAGAATTAATCCCTGTATTACCATTAAAGGGGATAGCAAGACCAATTCCCCTATTAGGAAATATATCAGATTGAGTTTTGGTTATGAAATTATATGTTGCCATTATAATTTACCTTTTTCTTTTAAATTACCCATTAAACCAGAAAAATCAGGAACTGCATCTATACTTACTTGAGTAACATCAGTTGCTTGTTTTCCTTGTATCATTTGGTCTACTGAACTAACTACAGGTGTACTTGCTCCACCCATTGGACCTCCTCCAGCCCATCCTACTGCATCTTGAGCATTAAAAGAACCACCATTAATATTTCTCCATTCACCCCTAGCTGAAGTTTCATTTAAGGCTTCCATTACAGGATTACCTTTAGTTTCAAACTTTGGATTAGGAATTGGTTTTCTTTCTTCATTAACTATTTCTGAAAATGATTTTTGCTTTGGAGGAGTTGATACTGATCTTTTAGGTGTAGTGGGTTCACTAGCTATTCTAACTGCTTCAGTTATAATCTCCTTAAGCTCCTCATTCATAGTAGCTCTTACTTCTTCTCTTATTATTTTTCTTAATTGACTTATTTTCATTGGTTATAAATATTTATTCTGTAACTTATTTTATATACTAATATCTAATTCTTTTAAATATTACATTTCCTTTTCTAGCTGTAAAATTAAATTTTTTAGCTAGGGCGGTTTGTTCTAAACCTGCTTGCACTTCAGCCACTGAATATTTTTTTATTCTTAATAAATAAGCAATCAATGATTGAAGATTTTTTTGATCTAATCTTTTTTCTTTTGAGGAATAACGATGAGAAGGATGGTTTGAAAAACCAACTCGATTTAATTTATCATAAACATTTCTATTAATGGCATTAACTAAATTTAAATTTCTAGCCTTATCTAATCCACCTAATTGCCTTACTAGTTCTTGTCCTTCTCTTTTATTTCTCCATATACTCCAAAAAGTTCTTCTATATCTTCTATTATTACTAACTGTCATTTCATAAAAATCTTCTACAGTTAAGGTATTAACAAACCTAGCAACTTGTTGAATTTTAATTGGGTCTGGTTTGTTACTTCCATCAACTTTAGATTTTCCTTTTTGACGTTTTTCTCTTCGTTTTCTTTCTCTTTCTTTTCTTTTCTTTTCTAGATTTAATTGTAATTCTTTTTCTGCCTGTATTTCTCCAATTAAAT